GAACCTACTAAAGCAGCTTGAGACTCTAACCTAGCGTTATCCATCATCTTAATCTGTTCGGTAGTCATCTTTTCACTCTCTACCTTTTCATTATTAGCATCTTTAAGGTTAGCTACTTGTTTTTTAGATTCTTTTTCTAGAGCTATTGTTTGAGCTTTAGCAAACTGAACCGCTGCACTATCCTCTGCGGTAGTAGCTATATCTATAGGTCCTTTAGTGCTATCTGTTTTGGTAGATAATTTAGTTGTTATTGTTTGAGTTACATCAGTAGGTTCAACACCTCCAAATAATGACTTAACCAAATCTTGTCTTTGTTTTTGCAGTTTATTAGCCTCTTCGGTAGCCTCATTAACGTCTTCTTGAGCTGACTTTAAAGTAACTAACGACAATGTGAGGTCATTATTAGCTTTACCTTGAGCATTAGTAGTCACTATTCCAGTCTTAATATTATCTATAACTTCTGTTTGAGCATCTAGCCCTTCTTTAGCTTTAGTTATTTGTTCCTCTAAAGTAGTATTAACAAAGTCTATACCTAATCCATACTCCTCATTTAACTTAATTAAATCACTTCTTATCTCTTGCTCTTGCTCAAATACTATATTCTGTAATCTTGCTGCCTCTGTTAATTTCTCTTGAAGCTTCTCATCTTGTAACTGTAAAGCAATCTTATTAATTAACTCTTGATTAACTTGTTTAAGTCTATTAGCTATCTGTTCGTTAGTAGCTTTTTCCGCTTCTAAATTGCCTAAAAAGTCAGGATAAACACTATTTAATTCTTTTACAAGTTTCAACCTCTCTGACTCCTTAATATTAGCATCTGTTATTCTAGCTACTAATAAATTAAGCTCCATTCTCTGCTTTTGTAGCTTATCGCTACCTTTTTCAGTCTCCGTAAAGAACTTAATAACAGAAGACGATAGATTCACAAACCCTCTTATAATTTTACCTAAAAAGCTATCCGTAGTACCTAATGATACTAAAAAACTATCCCAAGCATCACCTAGATTAGATATAGCACCGCCTAATGTTTGGCTAATCTTTTGAGTAGAACCGCTAACCCCCTGCAAATCTCCTAAAGCTAGTATATAACCTTGAATCGCTTTCTCTGTAAATTTAACCTGAGTCTCTACTCCTTTAAAAGTAAACTTAACATTATCTCCTTCTTTCTTTGCCCTAATACCAAATTCTTTTAATCTCTCGAACTCTCCTACTTGAGCATCTATAATAGCCTCCGTTAATTGGTCGAATGACTTACCAGTACTATTTGCTAAATCTGCTAAGTTCTCAATTTCTGATATAGTAGGTTTGAACCCTTGATTAACTAACTTAACATAAGCATCTGTTAATTCAAGTACACTAAAGTTAGTTCTAGCGGCAAATTTTTGTATCATTTGAAAGCTCTTTTGAGCCTCTGATTTAGAGCCTAAAGCAGTCTCTAATACTGCCTCTAACTTTTCAAACTTTGAAGTAATGTTAGCTACCTCTTTACTAAATTCAACAAGTTTACTAACCGCAAAAGCACCCGCTAAAACACCTCCTACTCTTTTAAAAGCCGTAGTAACTCCTTGACCTACTCTAGTAGCTAAAGATTTAGTGTCTCTTAAAGATCTATTAAACCTTCTTATAGTAGCTTGGTTAGCTGTAATCTCTTTCTTAAGCTCTTCAAACCTTTTAGTACCTACATTAGTACCATCTAATTCCTTCTTTAATTCTTTAGTCCTTTTCTTTAAGGTTCCGAAGTCTTTTATTACTTCACCGGTATCTATATTAATACCAAAAAATATTTCCTCTCTAGCCATTAAACTATTTGTATAAATTCACACTTAACCGACTCAAAAACTCCGGCTTTATAATCTTCTACCTTATTAAGATAATAATAAACTCCGTTAATCAGCTTAGGCTTTCTAAAATCTAAGTTAACTATATCTACTCCGGTTAATCTCATATACGCAGTATATAATCTAGCGTTATTAAATTGCCTTATCTGTTCTCCGTAATACCTACTAACTAACCCTCTATCATTTTCTTGGATAGACTTATCTACCTCGTTTAAATCCTTAAAGCTTAAAGATACGTCGAAAGGACCAGAAACCCTTTTAATGAAGTAAGCTGAAGGGTACTGAGTTTTTAACACAGACTCGAAAGTAAAGTTACCGTCTTTTAAACCTTCGTAGATTAATAATCTAGGATTTAATTCTATTTCTTTTCCTGTAGATTTAAAGTTATTAATCAGTTGAGGCAGATATAAACTTCCACCTGCTGACTGGATAATAGTACCACTTCCCACACTTCCAGAGAAGCGAACACTTGCGACTTTTTTCTCATCTTTTAAAAATTCGTTATCTAATAGTCTACTATCGTCCGTAAGATTAGTTTTCCAAATATCTTCAAAGTTCTTTAATAACTGGTCGTTATCGTCTTCTTCGTACTCAAAGACTAAATCTCTATTTAACTTATCATCTAACTGCTCTATAGTCTGAGTCTTAGATACGTCTATTTTCTCGCTCCAATCCTCTGCCTCTTCTATAGTCTTATAAAAGTCGTCTCTATGGAAAAACTCTACCGTCTTAGCTCTATCGTTTGTAATATGAACTAAGTTGAATAGCTGAACGAAGTACTTGATAAACGAGTCTTGTCTCATATCGTAAACAAAGTCCTTAATACTTATCTCTTCTCCGTTAGATAAAGGCGCATAAACCGGAGTAATATTTAAGTTATTAGAACCTACATCTATCTTAGGGTTAGGATTGTCCGAATGAACTACTACTCTAATGTAATTACCCTGAGATATAGCAGTCTCATCGAAAGCTGTCGATAATTCTACGTTATTAGAGTTAGAAGGTAGGCTTATAGTCTCCGAAGCTAACTCACTTACAAACGATAGAGCCGGAGTAACCTCTTCTATCCTTAATACTATATTATTAGATATAATCTGCGAGTTCTTAAGTATAACCGAAGCCGTACCAGTATAAGTACCGTTTAAGAAAGGCGCTACGTAGTAAGTACTAGATAGCATATTAGAACCCCCGTCGAAGTCTGTATCTGTAAATAGTAAGTTAGTATCTTGGTTTTCTAACCTTCTAGGAAAGTATAAACCATAAAAACTACTAACCTCTACTCTATTCTCATTTAAGGTATCCGAAGAAGCAGTTAAACCGGTCTTAATAGCCGGTAAGATTAAGTCTCTAAACTCTTGACGAGCAAAGAACCCTTCTTTTAAAGTATAACCTATATTTCTAAATATCTTTCTAAATACATCATAAACGAAAACAGATGGTAAAAACTCCTCTACTTGCTGATTATCAGACTCGGTATTACCGTTAAAATAACCGTAATTAATAAGAGGGAAAGTATAACCGTTATCACGTCCATTATGAGACCAAGAACTTTCAATATTAGTAGAGTTATAGGTAAAAGTATCATAGTTTAAATCTCTTATGTTTTTATCCTTAATAAGACTACCCCAATCGGATAAGTCAGAGTAAAGGATAATATTATAAACCCAATTCTTACCGTCGCTAATATCAATACTTTTAAGCTGCATAGAACCGTCTAAGTATCTAATACCGTCCTTTTCTATAATTGCAGGTACTCTCTGATTCCTATCGAAGAATCCCTCCGCATTAATCTTAAAACTATGCCCTAACAAAGAATCGTTCTTTTTAGTTCCCGGTATCTTAACCGTCTTACTATAAGTTCCGTTACGAGTCGATATATCTCTAAAGTCATTTATAGAAAAAGTTAAAGGTATAAAGAAGTCGTAAGGATTAAACTTATCTAACTCGTATATGTTTAAAGGTGTCGCCATTAATTACGTTGTATTATTTTTTCATAAGCTAACTCGTACTCCATAGTTACGTTGTAAGAATACTCCGCTAACTTCTCTACTGCGAAAGTAGTGTTAACTTGGACAGGTAATCTATATCCGTCTACGATTAAGTAAACCTCAGGAGATTCTACTAAAGTTAGTAGCCAGTCTCTCTCTTTCTTAGATACGATTCCGCTATTAACTGTGTAAACGTCTTTAGTCTCTACTCCGAAAGTAGTTACTGAACGCTCAGGAATGGACCTAACAGAGTTTAAGATTCTTTTAAAAGTTCTTTTCTCTACATCTATATCTCTAACCTCTTTACCCTTAAAAGTAAAAGCGTCTAATCCTCCTAAAGAATTAACCCATTCGAAGCGCCTCTCTACTCTAGTAGGTGAACAATCGTCTTCTATAATAAACGTTCTTAAATCAGCTAAGATAAACTCGTCTATTCTAGTTTGAACCGTATACTTAACTACGTCGCTAGTAATATAAGTTGATAGGTTACTTGGTCCTACTGGTACGTTATAAACTCCTTCTAAATTAGTCGTAGTATCCGTATCTATTACTATGATATTAGTAGCTATTAAAGATCCTTGATTATCGTAAGTCCTTAATACGTAATCTAAGTTAACTGCTATAGGATTAGTACCTCCATTATAAGTCTGAGTAGCATTAATAAAACTCATCTGATAAGAGTCGTTACTACTTAACCTAACCTCGTCTGGTTGAAGAGTAAGCCAATTATAAGCCGAAGCACCGTTAAATAGAGCGTTAGTACTATAAAAGTCGCTAAGGTTATAGTTAGCAGAACTTATAGAGAAGTCGTTCATAAATACGTAAGGAATAGTACTATTTACTCCTATAAAAGTATTAGTGCTATCATCTGTAAAGCTAGTTAAAGTTAACGTAGCAATACCGTTACTAATTACATCGTATTCCTCCGCGTACTGAATATAAACCTCTTTACTTAAGTCTACCGAAGTAGATGTAGTAGAAGTACCTAAAGTAAGTAAGTCAGAACCTAAATACTCTTGGATAATAGAGCTTAAATCGAATATAAACTCGTTATCGAAGTTACGTCTAGTTCTAAGTCTTACGACGAAGCTACCAGAGATATAAACGTCTACTACTGCGTTATAGTTGTTATAGTATTTACTAACCTCTACAGCTTGTTTAAGGATACCCGGTAAGGTAGTCTCTGTAGTTACTGGAGTATCTATAAAGAACCCCGTTACGCTTACTCCTTCAGTACCGTTATTAATAGAGCTAACTCTATGCACTCCGTTATAAACTCCTGCGTTCTCTAAGTAAACGTAATCACCTACTACTAAAGGCAAAGGCTGAGTACCTACTAAGACATCATCTCCTGAGTTATCCGTACCAAATAATGTACCGTTAGAGTCCGACTCTCCAGATATTGAATTAGGAGATAAGTCTGATGTAAATTTGTATTCTACCGGTAGATATGCTGCGCTATAGCTATCCGGTCTACTTAAAACCGTTAAAGCCATATTAGTAAGCTAATAATAGTTCTACATCACAAGCAGCAGTATCCGCCTGAGCTTTAATATTGTCGATATTAGAGAAAGAAGCAAAAACACCCTCTGTAGCTGATACACTTAATTCCCTTGAATTAAATACGAAAGCCTTTCCTGCTTCTAACTTAACGTCCATAGTAGCGCCTCCCGTATCCGATAGCCTTAGTCTTACGAAGTTCGTTCCGTCTCTATTAATTACTACTAAGTAGCTTAAGTCCGTTAAAGAAGCTGGACCTACAGCTCCTAAGTTAGCTAAAGTAGTCTCCGAAGTAGGTACGTTTACTGTTTGTAATACCGCGTCCTCTCCCGTTAATGTTATACTCTCGTTATTACTTACCGCGTAAGTAGTTCCGTTAATCGTTACCGTAGCACCGAAAGTAGTT